AGATTGATCTGTATTATATTTGTAATTGAATGAAGCACCACCAAATCCACCATCTTGTCCTGATGACCCAGATGTTCCTACTGTTCCAGAACTTCCTGATGAGCCTGATGATCCGTCTTGACCAGATGAGCCTGATGTACCATCAACTCCAGAAGATCCTGACGATCCAGAAGAGCCTGCCGAGCCAGACGATCCGCTTGAACCTGATGTTCCTGAGGATCCAGAAGACCCACTGGTCCCAGACGATCCAGAAGACCCACTTGATCCTGATGTTCCAGATGTGCCTGAAGATCCTGACGTACCGCTTGTTCCAGATGAGCCAGACGTTCCAGAGGTACCTGAAGATCCTGACGTACCGCTTGTTCCACTTGATCCTGAAGTTCCCGAAGATGCAGTATCAGTACCAGAAGTACCTGCTGAACCAGATGTTCCTGACGAACCAGAAGTACCTGAACTTCCAGATGATCCTGACGATCCACTTGAGCCTGATGTGCCTGGATCACCTTGAGGACCAGTAGTCCCAGATGATCCACTCGTACCTGATGATCCTGATGTCCCTGAAGATCCAGAAGTACCTGATGACCCAGAAGTACCTGAACTGCCAGATGATCCAGACGAACCGCTTGATCCTGAAGTTCCGCTTGATCCATCAACCCCTTTATCGCCTGTTCTAGCAAATGTTACTACACAATTGACACCATCAGGAGTTAAAGGACTTGCACCACTTTGACCAACAGGAGTTATACTTACATCAAAATGACTGGCGTTTGCAGTTGAACTATTAATTACAAAGAATAAAAATTCTGTATTATCACTATCTAAAGATATTCTTAGATGACCTTTAATAGGGTTTGTAGAATCGTCAATTGTAGTAAGAAATTGAGAAAGATCATCACCATCTTGATCAGTACCATTGATTACAAAAAGTGAAGAATTATTTTGTGTAGCAGAATCTAAACTAAAAAAACCTGACGAAGGAGCATCATGAGTTGTATTAGCATCAAATCTATAATTAAATGATGCACCACCAAAAGAACCATCTACACCAGAAGAACCTGCCGAGCCAGAAGTGCCTGATGACCCGCTTGATCCTGATGACCCAGACGATCCTGAAGATCCAGAACTGCCACTTGATCCTGATGACCCAGACGATCCTGAAGATCCAGAACTGCCACTTGATCCAGAAGAACCTGATTGACCAGTCGCACCATCTAAATTAATTTCCCAAGAAGTATAAGTTCCACTGCCTGTTGGTGTTGTAACAGTAAAACTTAAAGAACCTGTTCCCGAATTATATGAAGTTATTGTTCCTTGAAGTAAATTAGAAGTATTGTGTGAAACAATAACTTTTTGGCCAGTTGTATATGCTAATCCTGCTTCAACTGTAATAGTTTTAGCATTACTATCGATTGTAATACTACTAGATGAAGAAGTGGCATATCTATCGCCAGCCGCACCAGATGATCCTGATGTTCCTGAAGATCCAGCACTTCCGCTTGTGCCTGAGGATGTGTCTCCGCCTCCACCTCCACCATCGCCACCCCAACCAGTATGACCAATTGTACCAACTTTATGTGCGGTTTGAGTTGCTTTTTTGCTGACGGTTTTTAAAATTTCTTTTACATTTTCAAATTCAACTTCTAATCGTGTAACATCAGCATCATCACCTGGATCACCCTTATCGCCCTTAGGTCCTATCGGACCTGTATCTCCTAAATCTCCTTTAGGTCCTTGTACACCTTGAGGTCCGATTCGACCTGCTTCACCAGGATCTCCTCTTTCTCCTTTATCTCCTCGCTCCCCTTTTTCGCCTCTATCACCTTTAGGACCTTTAGTGCCCTTAATCTCAAGAACTTTAACTTTTTCACCAGTCACAGGATCTAAAATTTCTTTTACATCCTCGACTAATTCTTCTTTAGTTTTTTTAAGTTCTTTTTTAGTGTAAGCAAGGGAGGTGGCTAGTACCTTACCTAAATCTAAATCTTTTTGATCGTCTTTCATGGACCATTTCTACGAAATCAATCAACGTATGTATCGTCTTCATCCAGAACAGAACTTAGGATATCATTAACTTTGTTTTTGATATCATTTTCTTTCTGGGCAAATTCGAATTTCTCTTCAATCTTTTTATCGATATCTTCAGTTATATGTTGTTTGTTTTCCGAATCTACTTCTACAGAGTTGAATTGCATTTCTTCTTCACCTGAGAATCTTGGGTCATCAATTTCACTCTTCATTTGCTCATCATTTGTTTTGATTTCCTCATCTGTCATGTGTAGAACATGCTTTCTTATATATTCATGTGAATAATACTTACCAGCATAATCTTGTAAGTCTCTCAAAATATTTAATCTATCTTGTAATAATTCATTCTGCTTGACTTCAGCAAAATGACTATCATTTTCAAACTCATAAAAAATTTCATTCTTTACAGTTTTCCAATCTTCTCTTGACATAATACCTTTAAGAGATAATTGTCTTTCCATAATTTCATCAAACATTAGACTAAATCTGCTTTGAAGTTTATTTACAAAACGTGTAAATTTTACTTCATCTCTTGAAATTTCTGTGGCTCTACCAATTGTATAGTTCGCCTCAGACTCTAATCTAGAAATAGGTACACCAAGTGATTTAAATAATTTCTTTTGAAAATATAGTACATCTTCAATGTCTCCAAGATTTTGACCACCAGGAAGTGTAGAAATTTCTGTACCTCTACCACCTTCTCTTCTTGGCATCCAATAATCTTCTAACATTGACATATGCTTTCTATCATCTCTAACTTCACCTGTATTAGCATCATAGACAAGTTTATTTTTATATCTTGTCATCAAATCTCTCATGTACTGTTCTGCTTTGAGTTTAGGTAAATTACCTACGTCAACATAAAAAATTCTTCGTTCAGGTGCCCTTGAAATTCTGTAAATAACAAGAGAATCTTCGATCATTCTTAATTGATTGAGGGGTTTGATTGCTTTGTGTAGATATGACAAGACTAATGATCTTGTACTATTCATCAGTCCTGAATGGGTGTAAACAATAGAATCAGGAGCAATTTTTAAACCGCTTGCGGCATTTGTAAAAGATGTTCCTATTGTTTGACCTTGAGATTGATAAATTCCTTTATTGTTATAAACATAAAATTCATTTACCGTAGTTTTTACCGTACCGTTTGGTTGTCTATCTTTTCTTTTTTCTCTTACTTTTTTTATTTTTCTTGGATCAAGTAATCTTAATTCGTAAATACCATTTTTAGGTTTCTTTTCGTCAATGATAACATGATAATAAATTCTGCCATCTGTATACCATCTTCTGAATAAATCATGTCCTAAATTTTGTAGGTCGAGTAATCTGCTAACAGATTTAAATTCTGCTCTGATTTTGTCTTTTATACTATCAGAAACATTTAAATTATCGACATTTACTCTTACGACTGGTTTTTCTTTTGTGGTTACAATCGCCTCATTGACAATATCATCAATAGCATTTTCAACTTCTGCTTGCAATGCCATATCACGATAACGATTTATTAATTCGCTTTCGCTTTTTATAGCACCTTCAGTATCGACATATGTTCCATATGCACCACCAGATGCTACGGTCAATGCTCCATCTTCATACTCTGCATCAGCAAAAGTTTGAACTTTTATATTCTTATTTTCTTTTCTTCCGATTGTAAAACCAAATAAATCAATAGGCATGTAATTCCCTGGATGCGAGTGAACAATATAATACTAATTTATATTTATTCACTCGCCAAACCAGAAAATTATGAATTATTGAGCAATTGCTGAGAACGATTCCCCAAAACTACCTGTTTGTGATGAGGCAGATCTTGTCCAGAAATCATAAGCAAATGTACATGTAAATTCTTCTACAGTATCATTATCGCCCCAATCAAGAGTGATTTCAGATATATCTGTAGGAAAGATATTTTTAAATTCATATTTTGAAGTTACAGTAGTGCCATCTTTTGCAAATTGTGAAACAGTTGCATCAGTTACATATGATGTAGAACCTGCACCTGAGGTTCTAACATTTGTTTCGTGTGAATTTATAGCATTCATCCAATTCTCCATTTGACCTCTTATGGCAAATGTTTCATCGTTAATGATTGTCAAAGTCCACTCTGCAAATGTTCTATTTCCTGCGAATTTAACTTCTCTACCAAAATAAGGCACTACAACTTGTCCTATTGTTGCACCAGGTATTGAAGTTGCTTTTGCAAAAAAACTTAAATCTTTTCCTTGGAAAAAATTACCTACATTTGTAATCGTAACTTCAAATAAATTAGGTCGTTGACCATCATATTGCATGGCCGCACGAAAGTCTGTGATATTAAAAGCCATTTACATACTCCTTATACTGCATTAACAACTTCAGAGAATTCAACTCCTGATGCTACTGCAACAAAGTTTAGTCCAATGAAATTGATTGACTTGGTAGGTTTAATAAAAATATCACCTCTGAATTCATTTCGATTAATGACCGCTGGAGTATTGTTAGTTCCGTCACAAATGACTCTGAAGTCCTCAATACCTCTTCTCGCCTGTACATCTCTCAAGAAAGGTTCTATGATTGATACGAAATTTAATCTTGTGAAATCGTCATTGAATTCAAAGAGTAAATTTTCAGCGGCGTTTGCGATTGCTTTTTCAAGAATGATAAACAATCTTCTTACATTGATTCTATCGAATGAAGAAGGTCTTGCTAACATTGTTTTGTCACCAAATAAGACTTTACCCTTACCTGGAAATGAAGCAACTGGATTGATACCATTCAAATACAAATCATCTCTTTCTGCTTGATTTGGAACATATGCTAATTGAATTGCATTAATGTTTCCTCTTGTAAATCCTGCAGGTGAGATGAAAGGATTAGTATTATCAGATCTTGCACAAATTCCAGCAATATCACCATTTAATGGAACATATCTATAAACAGAATTATATCTGTCAAAGATGTACTTATAATTTCCATCCATTATCGCATAACTTGAACTTGGTAAAGCATTTCTTCTTCCAATAGCGTTTGTAACTTCGTCACCTTCTTTATTGACTACATCTGCTTCTTCTGGGGAAATGAATACTACACAATCTTTTCTAAATTCTGCAATCTCATTGACAAGATAAGTTGCCAAAGTATTTGATGATTCTCCCGACATGAGTAATGAAACATCAATTTTTGCAGGATCCTTGAAATAACTGTATGCTCCGATTTCATCAGAATCGTTGTCACTAAAACCATCTACACCGCCAGAGAAACTTGCAGTTAGTATTCCATTTGCACTTGAAGCACTAAATGAACCTTGAAATTTTGCAGAAGTATTTCCTTGGTCAAGAGTGTTTCCCCAAGCATAAGTTATTGAGGTGGCACCACCATCTTGATGTGCATCACCCATTGTATCATGATCTGTCCATCTGATCCAATTTGAACTATCGTTAATCACCTCTTTGTAATAAAGGGTTTGACCTGTGCTACCAACTGCACCATTTGCAACTGATAGATTATCGTATGATTCAATCACTTGTTTGTTTTGTACAAGTAAATCGCCTCTTTTATCTTTACCACCGGTAACATCTCCATCTTCATCTACTAAAATAACATGAATTTCATCACCCACATCCTTTGAAGTTGTTTTATCATAAGCATAAACACTTGTCAATGGAGGACCTGCAAAATCAGATTTATATTCCCACTCTCTACTAAAAGACGTTCCAGAAGAAACTGCTCTTGCAAAATCTGTTGCTACTGTCAATGAAGTAGTATTAGTAACTGCGGTTACTTTTTTTCTAATTGTTATACTTGTAGAATCAGGACATTCTATAATATCACCTACATGTATTTGTCTTGAAAAATTTGTACCAGTTCCTGTCACCGTATTAGAACCCGCCACTGCTTCAATTGTTCCTAACATATTTGCGAGTGGTTCAATAAAAGCAGATCGTTTCTTTCTGACTAAAGTAGCACTTGACATTGAAGAACCGCCACCTAAGCCAACTATTTCATCTGAATCAGTTGCTACAGTAAATGATGTATTCGATGTAATTGAAGTTACAACACCTGTATTAGATCCATGTACGATAACGTCACCTACTCTTAGTTCCCCATCTGCAAGAGATGCGGTTCCAGTAATGGCAGTTGTGCTATTTGAATTAGCAAATGTTCCTGTCAAAGCAATATCAGTATTTGAATCATTTGATACTGTACCATCTGCTGATACTTTTGTATTAGATCTATCTGCCATACAAATAGAAATTTTAAGCGAATTGCCTAAAGTTCCAGGATGCTTTGCGGTAAAACTTGTTCCAGAAGTGGTTGTTGATTCGTAAGTGTTTTGATATTCTTTATTATTTCTAATCAAAATTGCAGTACCACCCGTAACTGCATTTTTAGCACTTGATGTATTAGCGGCTCTTACAATTCTAAGTTTATTAGAATAAGTCAAAAAACTAGCCGCGGTAAAAAATGTTTTATAAGTGTTTCCATTAGGTTTACCAAAAACTGATACTAATTCATCTTCATTAGTTACAAGTTTAGGTTCTTCTAAAGGACCCCAAGTTAAATTTCCAGCAAGGGCACCATCAGAAATAGAAGGAATTGGGACCCTAGTGGTCAAATCTATTTCTGCAACGGCTACACCTGGACTTACTTGAAAAGCCATATTCTCTCTCCCAAAAATTATCGGTGTAAAATATTTACTGTAATATTTATAAATTTGGCTGTTTTTGAGAGTTTAAATATTTATTGAAATATAAATAAAATTATGAAGAAGGCGATTGAAAGATTTGAAAAGAAAATTATAAGAACTAATGATTGTTGGTTTTGGACTGCGAGTAAAACAAAGCAGGGTTATGGTATGTTTTCATATGATGGAAAATCTATACCTGCTCATCGTTTTTCTTATATGGCTTATATTGGTGAAATAGAACATTCTAAGATTGTACATCAATCGTGCAACAATACTTACTGTGTTAATCCAGAACATTTGTATCTTACTACAAAGAGTGAAACAAGAAATAAATTCTATGAACTTAGAATTAATCCTGAAATGATATTCAACGAATCAATAAGATACTTAGAAAAATTAAAGAAACTAAGACCTGATTTAAAAAATGATATCTGTTCTCTCATTGAAGAAATTAAAGATCCGAAAAATGTTCATCTAATTAATGCAGATAATCATTAGAATATTTTTCATCAACTATCCAAGTTTCACCACCCATTTGAACTGTCTCTACTTCAAATGAATTTCTACCATCATCAATAAAACCAAATGGTAGCATTTGTGCTTCTGCTTCGGCTAGTTGCTCTTTAAACATCTTTTCACGTAAATCAAGATCTGTAATTTCAGTAAAATATTTTTGATTTACCAACCAACCAAAAAGAACTATAGTTGTCACTAAATCATCATGATATCCTTCATCTGCTTCAAAACTCTGACCTTTTGCGACATACGTTGTCAATTCATTGATAGTATCTAAATCCCATATTAAAAGTTTATCACCCTCGATTAGATCTTTTGTATTTGAACAACCTTTTCTTTTTACTTCTTTTGTTGTTCTAATACCAAGTTGGGCACCTTTTCCAAATCCACCACCAAGAGTTTGTCCTGAACGACCTAGTACACTCGTTTGAAATATATTAGGATATTCTAGATCATGGTGCAATATATCTGCAACTTGTCCGCCAATATCATTTATCTCGACCAAGATGTACGCTTGATTGTAATACCTCGCAACATTCTCAATAATGTTTGGAAACATCAATGGCGAAATATTTGGATCTCTATATTTTGCGACTTGTTGATATGGAAATTCTGAAACATCAAAAATAGAAAAAGCAGAAAAGTCTTGACCTCGACCTCTAGCAGTATCAACCGTACACACATAAGAACGTGCTGGATCTACTTCTACATAAACATCTACACCATTTGCTTTTCTTACTGGTGGTTTGTACGGCATATTTCTTAGTTTATGTGCAGAAATAAGTGTATTTTGTGAACCGATAAATTCACATTCGTATTCTTGAGTGAACTGAATTTCACTCGTATTTTTTATAGTCTCTTCTTTCCACTTCTCATCTCTACCAGGCACTTGAGACCAATGCACTTCAATCGGAACATAATTACTTCTTCCTTCTTCAGCATCAACCCACATCTTATAAAACATATTCAATCCTTTCGGAGTTGATACTATGAAAACTTTTGTCGATGTACCAGAAGAGATTGTAGGATATACAGAAGTAAAAAATTCTTCTGCAAGACTTGGAGGATCAATATGAGCAAACTCGTCCATGAAAATGATATTGAATGAACTACCACGAACCGCAGATGATGATGTTGAAGCGGCTATGACTTTACTACCATTTTCTAATTCAATGTTTCCTCTGTTCCATACAACTACCCCTTGTTGTAACCATTTTGGTAAATGTTCATATGCAGTTTTAAGTCTTTGTAGAATATCTCTTGCAGTTGAACCTTTGTTAGCAAGAATTGCAATATTTGTTTGATCGTTAAAAAGAGCATAGTGCAAAAGATAAGATACAATTGTGGTAGATTTTCCTGTCTGTCTTGGCATCTTACAAATCACAAAACGACTATCATGAAACGTGTTAACCATTTCTTCTTGATAATCGTATAAGTCAAACGGCACTAACCCTCTATCCACATGTACAATTTGTACATATTTTCTAGCAAAATGTACAGGATCTTCTGCACATCTCATAAATTCTTTTAGCGTGTCTTCATCATATTCGACATTTACATATGCCGCTTTCAATAAGGGATTTCCTAGATATGTTTTCATTTTAACTCGTAATTGATCATTCCATGTTTTGTCGTATAATCGACCGCACTCGACATTGAACCGAGTATTTTGAGTTTTGCACTTTTAGGATACACCATCTTAATTAGTATCTCGCCTTTTCTCCAGAGAGACTTGTCTAAATTTGCTTGATAAAAACTTTTACCGCCGATTATATTTTCTACATATGTTTTTGATTTAGAATCGTTTTCTAAATGATGTGAAACTGTATAATTAAAAAATGTTGGTATTGAAACAGGATAATTATCTCTAATTGTTGTTATAACAGAAGATCCACCACTAAACCCTTTTCTTTTTTCAAAATACTCTTCAACCGCACCTATAACCTCATCTAACTCTTGATTTTCTTTTGGCGTAACATCTTTACCAGTAGCAATTTTTTTGATTGAATGATATACTGAATGATTAGTATTTTTTACAGTTGATGTTTTTATTCCCAAGATATCTCTTATACCTACTTCCATCATAATATTTTTAGACTTTGCAAATCTATCACCACCTACTTGTTCGGAAGTAAACCCCATACCAGTAGCGGTCTTACACATTTTTTTAAAAAAACAATCATCATAAGTTTTATAATACTTCATACCATATGGTAATACATTTGTCATAAATGATGCGGCGGCACCTGCACCATATTTACTAGACACACTTACAGTAGTATTGTCTTTGTACATCAAAACACTATCGACCAATTTAAATGCTGGATCAGTCGGAATAGCAAACATTCTTAAATCGGTACTCAACATATCACTCGGAG